TTTTCTATCCCTTGAAAACGCCAAGGCAGTTTTCAAGGTTTTTACTGGTGCGGACGGAGAGACTCGAACTCTCACACCTTGCGGCGCTGGAACCTAAATCATCCTTACCAACTGAAAAGCCTTAACAATCAACAGCTTGATCCGCTCGCAACCGGTTACGCTGTCTCATGAAGGGGCGCATTGTACACGCTGACAAAAGGTGTGACTCACGTTTCGTACACGCCCATGTTTTCACCCCTCCCCGGCGTCCTGCCGACGATCATCCTTCCTTTATATGGCATCACCCTTTGCAGCTTTATCCCGCAGCCATTGCTGAGTATCAAGTTGCTCACTCACATGGCTGTAGGCCGCATCTGCTAGCTCGGTCAGCTCGCAGAATTCCTCCTGATCGATAACGCCCATCCGAAGCATCAGCTTTGCATGCCCGGCCAGTTCACCGGCCCAATGGTCAATCGCGCATTCCCGCCGAGCTTCGTGCTCCAGCAGGTCATTCCAGATTTTCAGCTCACGCTCTTTGATGTCACTCAAGACGGCACCACCATGATTGGAAATAAAAGGCCTCGCCCACCTGCTCGATGCCGGAAAGGTTCATGCCCAGGGTGCTCATACCGGTGATAGACACGTCGAGCAGCCGTGGACTGGTTCGGTACTCGTTCGGCTTGCTGGTGAATATCCACGCTTCCACCGAGTCACGGCCAAGCGTCACGTTGTGCTGCTTCGAGATATGAATATCACCACGAAACGGCTGAGCGTTCTGCAATTCTTTCTTGTCTATCGCAATGCCCAGCCGACGGCGAGGGAGGATCAGGTAATACATTTCAGCTTCCGAATACTGTATCTATATACAGTTAAACGGGCTGAGGAATTATGGTCAACACTGTATAAACCGATTTTAGACGGATGACCTATGTGCAGCCATTACGAAGCCCCGTCCCACCCGCAGATCATGAAGGCGTTCGGTGTTGAGGGTCCGGATCAAGGCAGGCTTGATTTGTGGCCGACCTACATGGGCCCCTTCCTGCGGAGACACGAGCGCGAAGAAGGCCAGGACGAGACTGGCCCAGCGCTTGAAATGCTGTCTGGATCGTTCGGTCTGATACCTGGCTGGAGCAAGGACACGAAGATTGCCCGGCGCACGTATAACGCCCGATCGGAAACGGCGGCGAAGAAACCATCTTTCCGCAGTGCCTGGAAGAACAGGCAGCACTGCATTATTCCCGCCGCAGCAATTTACGAACCTGACTGGCGTTCCGGCAAGGCCATCCCGACACGGATCGCCCGGGCAGACGGTGAACTGCTGGGCATCGCTGGTCTGTGGGAGTGGTGGCGCAATCCAGAAGGCGAGATAGTGCACAGCTATTCCATGCTGACCATCAACGCCGACGACCATACTTTCATGCGGGATTACCACAAGCCCGACGACGAAAAGCGGATGGTGGTAATTCTGCCGGCAGGACTTTATAACGACTGGCTCGATGCGCCGGCCAGCGACAGCATGGAATTCATGCGCCAGTATCCGGCGGATCGGATGGCGGTGGTGCCGAAGGAGAAGGAATCATGATTCTGGATGAGGGAGAGTTGCCGCCAAGCTATCTGGCAGAGATAAAGCGCCTGCTGTCGATGATCGAGACAGCGGTTGATGCGGCGGCCGTGCAGGACGTTGGCCGGTATTCGGAGGGGGTGATTCGCGGGATGGAGATAACCAAGTCGTTGCGCTCGGCGGACATCGAGGAGTTGTATTTCATCATCGAAGCCTCTATAACGCTGCGGCTTGAGGATTTGGGGTCGCAGTGAGCTATTTTTCGGGGCCTTTGACTGTGCCGGGTGTAACGGCGAAATCTGTGATGGCCGCGCTCTGCTTCTGAGACTCGCGCGTCATACCGAAGTAGAAGCCCATGACCTCTTTCGTCATCATGAACCAGGTGGACATCACCGAGCCGACAGTGAGCGCAGCCGTCGTATTGGTGATCACTTCCATCGCCCAGCCCGTGATGATTGCAACCACGATGAATAGCGCGCCCAGCAGCATAATGAACGTGATGGCCGGGCGAATCAGGTCGCGCGGCTGCTGGCCGGCAAGCTTACGCGCACTGTCGCGGTCTGCTGCCTCAGCATCGTACTGCGCGTTCGCATACTTCAACTCGTTCTCGGCGGCAGTCACGGCAAGCTGCTGAAGCTGAACCTTGGCATTGATCTGCAGTTCTTGAATCTTGACCAGAGCATCCGGGTTGCCCAGCAGGACGGAGTTTACGGCTTCAGGGTCATTCGGGACGTTCAGCACGTTGGCGACCATCGCGCCGACCATCCCGCCCGCTGGGCCGCCAAGGAGAGTGCCGACCACAGGCGCGGCCTTTCCAACGATATTGCCAATATCCGACCAGTTCATGCGTCCACCGCCCCGTATTGAAGGTTGCCCGCTACCCGGTTCATCCAGCCCTTGCCGTAGGTGGCGAAGGTGGACAGCTTGGTCACGAACAGGATGCGCTCTGCGTTCAAGCGCATGATCACGTCAGTGACGGACATCGCCTTGACGGCTGCGATTGACATCGGGCCGATCTGGCCGTCATCAGCGACACCTGCCGCACGCTGGAGCATCCGCACCGCATTACCGTTGCCGTTGTTCACCGCGATATCGAACAGCTGATAGGCGATGGCTGAGTCGTACTGGTCAGCCTTGGCGCGATCCCAGAAGTCGCGCTTGTAGATAGCCTTGGCCTGATCGATCGTCAGATTTTTGATGTCGAGGTCTGGATATGACATCGCCGAGATCCCGAACTTCGTACCGTTGCACTGACCCTGACCGATCACGCCGGTCGTCCAGTTGCCTCGGTCCTTCGGATCGGCGCCGTATCCACCTTCGTGGCCGACCACCCTTTCAAACGCCAGATCGAATCCGGTCATCGCCGCTCTCCAATAAAAAACCCGCAAATGCGGGCTGTGTACCCGTAGATGCAGGCTCTGTGACTGGATGGTGGAGTCCAGTGTTATGCGGGCGTTTCGTCCGATGCTTGGGCGGCGTCTGGCGTTTCGCCGGCCGGTGCCTCGTCTGGAGTATCAGCTTCCAGTGATGGCGCATTGAGCAGTTCATTCAAGCGATCAATCTCAGCCTGAGCAGCCACCAGATTTGCGGTCAGTACCTGATTCTCGATAATCGTCGCCGCATTCACCTCACCAAGCACATCGCTGAGCTTCTGCCCTGACTCGCCATCGACCAAAGCCAATTGCTCAGGCGGATTTAGCGTGGTGTTCAGGACGACCCCATCCTTCAGCAGCTGCGTAATCTGAGTGAGGCTTGCTCCAATCAGCTTGCCCTTCTTCGGCGCGACTTCGCCGAAACGCATAAGTACTTCGTAAAAAAACGTTTCTTCGGAATATGCGGGCATGATCAGCTCACTGTGGTTGTGGTGTTGAGGATTTGCCAGACGGTGCCATTTGATCGGCAGCGCTTGGAACCGCCGGTGGCGTTGGTAACGTCGATTTCGTAGCCGGAATACGCGGACGCAGAAGGCAGCGTCGTTAGCGTGTATTGACCGACTTTGACTGGGCCTCCTACGCCAACACTGCCAGGCACCTGCAAGTCGTCAACGCCGTTATCAACGTTTGATTTAATGCCGATCCTAGCCGACGGGAACACGCTAAGAGCAGTGCTGCGAGAACTGTTTGCAGAGGTAGCTACAAGGAATCTAAAGGTAAGCGGCGTGTAGGCATCGGTAACGGTTCCTGATACGTAGGCATCTATCGAGCCATTGTTACCGGATCCGTTGTTAGCGTTGTTCCGGGCGGCAAAAAGGAACGACGAGACAATGTCGCCGTTCTGTAGGGGCATTGGTGCAGCCAGAGTCCCTCTTGATCTGCCAAGTTGAAAAATAGGGCGATCCGTGTCACTAGCGTACTGATACTGGAGCACGCCGTTTTGGATTGAGACTCCTGAAGAAAAAATAGGGTTAATAAGTGGCGCTTTCAAATCCAACGCAGTCTGCTGCGGCGCGCTCACAGGTTTTACGTTGTCGGCCGTGTTATCAGCATTCGCTAGCCCGACATCGGCCTTTGCCAGTACCACTGCGCCCGTCCGCCCGGCTACAGACGTGACCGTGTTGACCTGAGCGCCAGCAGCAACGCCGGCAAGTTTCGACTTCTCCGCATCCGTGTATGCGTTGGTGTTGGCGTTCGACTCGTACAGCGTCTTGACCTGGGCGGCGGTGACGCCAGCAGTCGGGCCGTTGTACACCCACTTGCTGTCGTTGTTGTCCCACAGGTACTGGACGACGTCTGCGCCTGAGGCTGGGTCTACGAAGGCATAGTCGCCGATATTGGCAGTTGGAACCGCAGCTTGAAGCGCAGCCAGGGTGGCGAACATGCCTCGAAAGTGATTCGGATCGAGACCGGCCAACTTAGCTTTTTCGAGAGTCGTGTAGTTCTCTTGAGAGAGCTGCAGGCCTGCGACCTTGTCCACTTTGTTAGGGTCGGCCGGAGTAATCAGCGGCGTCCCGTCCACGTGCGCATAGTCGGTCATCGACCACTGAGCTGAGCCAACGGATCTGAATGTAAGGATATCGCCGGCCCGACCCTGGATGTTGGCGCCGCCAAACAGTCCAAAATTCACACTATTGTTTATCTGCATGGCCATACCGAGCACGACTTTTCGGTATGAGCCAGTAGGGGCTGCAGCCATGCCAGTGAGCGGGCCAGCGCCAACTACAGTGATAGTGTTTGATCCTGCAACCGCGGAAGCTCCAATGATTGGGTCGCTGACATCCCAAGATGATTGAGGCGCCTCGTTTAATGCGCTGGTAAGCGTCCCGCCAGAAAAAACGGGCGGCGTAGATGGTGTAACCCACGCCAGCGCGCCGGAGACGACCGTAAGAACTCGACCTTCAGCACCGATCGCGAGTCGTGACGCCGCTCCTGCTGCACCGCCTACCAATAGATCCCCCGCCGCAGTCATTGGATTCGCAAAACCCGTAGCGATTGCCCAGGCCAAGGCATTACCGATTCGGGTGAGCACCATCCCTTCGCTGGTAGGTCCAGGCAAACGTGTTGGAGCGCCAGCCACGCCAGCCACAATCATGTCCCGGATTGTGGTCATTGGGTTGCTGAAGCCGCCACCGCTTCCGCTGGCTATCGTCCAGGCTGAACCGTTGAAGCCGTAACGAGCCGGCTGACCCGAGCTGTCCAATTCATCCTGAACTGCTACCTCCCACCCAGACTTCGCCGACACAAACTGCCATGCGCCGGTAGTAGTGAGCCAATATGCGAGCTGGTTTTCATGTCCAGCCCAAAGGCCTGTAGCCGGAGAAGCAACGATGTATAGAGACTCGTCACCTGGCGTTGATGGCGGCGCAGCGAGATCCTTGTCTACCACCGTTGCTTGAACCAACTGATTCAACTGCGCAAAAGTGATGTTGGCCAGCGTCTGATTAGCCGCTGCGTTCTGCAGCAGCTCAAGTGCCAGCTTGTTGGTTGCCGTCATAGAGAGACCTCAAGGGGATAGCCGCGCCCGACGACGGACGAAAGCTGATAAACGCGGAACAGGATTGAGGGTTGTACTGACCCGAAGTCGGCTACCTGGTCGGTGGCCGAATACGAAAAACTTCCGTCCGCACTCAGAAGCGTCCGCTTTATGGTTGATCCCGAAACGACCTCCGCTTGGAAGCTGAGCAGGGTCTCACCCACTGGCGCATCCATCCCGTTCGCCCACCAGGACGAAGACAGCCGACTACGGCGCTGAACCGAGAACAACAGCGAACCATCAGAGCTTCGAAACCTCTTCGGATATACCGGACTCAACGGTTCGAGATTGACGCCCTTGTATGTAAACGGGACATCAGGGGCACTATCAACATCAGCACCAAGCGTCACACCTCGGTATACCTTTGGAGCTAACAAGGCCTCCAAAGAGAGATCGATGCTGATATTGTCAGGATCATCAAGCAGCACGAAATAGTCGTTCGGCTGATGAAGACCTGTCGCCCACTCAGTGCCTTTTTCTCCGCGGACAAAGCCACTGACGAGGTAAGAGCCATCAGCCTGGAGGCTTGCACTCTGGAACCTTACAATCTCCCATCGCCCATCCAATCCATAAGCCACGTAATGCATGCCCGAAAGCATTTGATCGCGAGTGATGCTGTCGAGCTCGCCAGCTATCAGGTTTACACTGAGGGTGCGTTGATCGACTAATGTCGCGGCGCTTGCTGGTAGCGCGTTTACGCACAATCCCAGCGTGCTCATCCCGCTGAAGCCTTGGAGGCTTTTCCACGTCTGCCCATTGTCATCCGTTTGCACCAGCATCGCGCCTGTCCATGAATCTGTGAACCCGACCATCGCCCCAATGAAGCCCGGAGAGTTCTGGAGGTTTTCAGAGATCAGCGGAATATCCAGCGGCACGAAAAGGCTTGGACCGGGGACCCCGATTGTTTCAAGGGGTGGAGGCGGCTCGTCCGCGACGGCAAGGCTGGTGTAGAGCGAAGCCTTGTTAGGCGTTGCAGTACAGTCAAGCGTGCCATCGGTGTCATAGTCGATCTTGCCAATGCGCATCTCAAGTGAGGCCCATGGCGTCAGGATGGTGATGACATCGGTAGGCTCTAAATAAAGGTAGGCAGGCGGTAGCTTGAAGTTGAATGAAGAACGCTCCAGCCATGGCAGCAGCGTTAGTATTTCGGCAGTTTGTAGTGCTTCGGTTGCCGTCATCACAATAGGGATTTCGACGTCTTCCTTGCCCACTGCGCGGGTAGTAAGCCGCTCAAAGGATTGGTTTGAGACGGAATATTCCCGCGCTGCATCCAGGTACTTAACGGTGGTCTTAACCGGAAGTTGGGTATCCATTTCGCGGGCTTCAGTTATCGCCTCTGATGACGATCCTGATGTATTGGCAATTAGATCGCCCCAAGGGGCCGTCAAAACTGGATCAGTTCCACGCGGAATAAATTTGGCCTGATATCCGGATTGGATTACGTCAAACCGAAATGCTGTTTGCAGCGGTTCGATAGCGCTGCGGATTGTGCCGCCCTGTACTGCGTACCCCCGCACAGCGCCTGTTAAATAGCTGGTGTCTATGTCTGCGGCTTTGATCAAATCAGAGGTAAGGACCTCCTCTTCGATAACGCGTGAAAGCGATGGTGGATCATTGATGATCTGGGCTGTGCGGGTAAATATCGCTACCTCAGTGCCGGATGCGATGTAGGCCACTCCATCAACCGCCAAGATAGATGGGCTACAGAATTGGTGATAGAGCTGATCAGACATGCGACTGATGATCGACATCGTTCCGTTGTCGATTTCATAGACACACACGTCGCCCCGGCCGGCGCCATATGCAGTCCACAAGTACTGCGCGCCATTCTCCAGGCAGCACGAGCTGTAGTTGTACTGCGCGGTCCGGCCAAACCCAATCTCATAAATGCTGACCGGGGAGCCAAGCATGCCAGACGCGATGAGCGTCCCGGCAGCGTCCATCACATGGTAACGGGTACCAGTTTCTGCACCGGTCACGCCTGTTGTCAGACCTGTTATAGCGACAACTGATTGCCCATCCGGGCTAAGCGCAAGCCCGTATAGATATTGGTCTGATGGAAGGTTGTCCTGATAAATGGAAGGCGAAATGACTTTGGCGATTCCAAAACGCTGAGACAGCTTGCTGCTATCCACATCTACAGGGTCATCACCCATAAACCCCGCGTGGAGAATTGTTCCGGTAGGCGCGGGGAGTATTGGCCCAGTACCGGCTTTTGCTGCAAGTTTGCAGTCCAGTGTGAAGGTATAACCTGCCCCATTATCATCAGTAACAACAATGACGCCATCAGCGCTGACAACGTATGGCTGAGGTCCGCCGGTTTGGGCATTTGCGAAACTTACCCCAGAGGTCGCGCCCGCAACCTTGCGGATTGACTGGTAATCGGAAACCTCAACCACTTCGAATTTGAAGTTTGCCGCCTGTAGTGTGTTTCCATAGTCTTCAAGCTGAAAGTCATCAAAAACAACATATGCCAGACCGCGAAAAGACGGCGTATTACCAACGCCCCGTGCGGCCTCATAACGAGGGTCGGGAAGTTGGTCATCAGTCCCAAGGTGGATGCGCATGCCTTTGGCTGATTTGTTGCTTGCAATAATCGTCGACACGTCGCCGCTACCGGCGTTGTAAATCAGCTTATCTCCGCACCATATCCGTGCGATGCCGTCGATGGGGCCTTCACAGATACCCAGGGCAAAGGTTGCCGAATACGTAAATGTTACGTTCGGAGTGCTTGCGGCAGCACCACCCTTGCCTCCGCTCTTCTTCTTGTGCCTTGTTTCCTTGAGTTGATTGTTCTCCAGCCAGATTAGATTCCCGGCTATTCCGATGGTCCCGTGAACCCGGCCGATATCTACCCCATAGCTTGATGTCTGGACTGTTAGATCGCCAATTCGCGGACCCTTCACATCTTTTGGCCCAAACGTCTTATCAATCAGCCCCGGCAGTCCAAGACCGAGCACGTTGGTCGCTTTGAAAATAAACGAATCGCGACCGAAGATCGTTGCGCTCAAGCTCATTCTGGTGCCCTCACCCGGTATACGCGCATGACGCGACCACCCCAGTCACCGTCAAGTCGGTGAGTTACGACGCAGCCATGCAACTGGCTTGCGTGAACGATGTAGGGGTGGCCGTCGATGATTCCGGCGTGGATGCCGATATGTTGTGGCGACTTGGTAACGCGCAGCAGGAGCACGTCACCCGGAGCCATGTCTTCTACCGCGATCCGCACCATTGCCGGCTGTGAATCAAGCGCACGCTCGAGCGTTCCATCGAAGGGGTTGCGGCCATATCCGTTCTCGTCGATATAGGGGAGTCCTGCCTTGCTCAGGCAGTAGGCAAGCAAGCCGGCGCAGTCCATACCTCTGCCCTTGACCCTTCCCTGGTGTTTAAACGGCGTGTTGTCGCACTCATGCGCGTAGGCAATGAGGCCGAATTCATCAGCCATCAATTTCTCCCTACTTCTGAGTACTGGGAAGGCGTTGGTACATCAGGGAAGGCGCCGTGGTTCTTGGCGTTGTCCCACTTGGCGATGCAGTCTTCGGCCAGGCGCTTACGGCACCCAGGGATCATTTCGTACTGGTCGCCAACGGCAGGCAGATAGCTGAATGCTTCGTGCACTTCCATGCGCCCCGCCGAGTAGGACTTGATCTCAAGCGGTTTGAGGAAAGCGTTCTGCCCAGTGATGAACCGAATTGCCCCATTGCCGAAATAGTCATCAGGCTCGGTGCGCGCGCTATCGGTGACGACGTACTGCGACTCCACGGCTGTAGCGGTGCCGACGACCTTGTATGAACCCATCAAAGGGCCATCTGGATTCGCGCGCGGCCCTGTGCAGCGCGAGCGCCTGGCGCTAATCATGGTTCCATCAAGTGACTGATCGAACAGCGTGTAACCGCACATGTTCCCGTAAGAGCGCGCGGTTTCCTGCGACAGCACATCGATCAACCCCATCAACTCGGCCTTGTAGGACCGATCCTCAGTGATCGTGGTCTTGCCCCAAAACATCAGCGCGAGCGGCTCTTCATCCTCAACCGGATTAGCCCAGCTGGTCGCGAAGAGATACACCCTGGCGTTGTCGTAAACGCCAGAGGTCAGATCAGCACGACTAACAGCGCCGGTCGAAAGAATGCCTTCTAGGTCTACGCTTGCGGCCGCAAGTGAGTTTTCTGACCCAAGGCCGGAAAACTCATACCCGTTTTCAGTGATGTAGGTATCTCCATTGCTCATTGTTATGGCAATTGGATAGCCAGCGAACCTCAGCACCGGGGCAGAAATAGGCACAATTCGGATGCAATAAATCCGCGTCTGCCAATCAGCGACGTGAGCTTTCATGGGCAGCCTTATGGATTGAGGATTTCTAGAATTTCGATGCCGGAGGCGCTGAGTACGCCGCTTGCGATGAATGCTGAGTCAATCGATGAATCAAAACGACACGGGACATCAAATTCGGCGCCCGCAGTAACCGACTCCCCAGTCAAAGGGCGAGTTTGTACGCTGCCAGCGCTTGCGTAGTCAGTGAATCCTGATGAGTTGATGCCAACCGTGACATTCGAGCCATTAACTGCGGTGATCACCGCGCGCAGGCCGTTTATCTGCGCCATCCCCGCCACGCCACTAATGGCGACCGACTGATTGATACCAAGGTTATGACCTGGCACCGCAATCGTAGTGGTCTGGCCCTTGGTGATGCCGGTTATTGCGAAGGCTTGATTTCCTGACATCGTGACCAGCCCCGTAGTGACATCAATTGCCCACTGGGACGCCGGGTAAGCGGCTCCACCCACGCCGACCTTTACCGTGCCCGCGACCGGCTTACGCAGCCTGCGACGAGCACACAGCGGATCAGATGGGTCTCCGTACCAACGCATCAACTGATAGACGCCAGGAGCAACTAACAGCATGGGCTGGTCGGTGGCCGTAGGCGGCAGAGTGAACTTGTTCGTCGTAAAGTCTTTGAAATCCTTTACTCGAAACCCACGAAGGGAGCCGTTACACCGAGAGTAAAGATCGAGAACCTTATCCCGGACAAAGTCTATCTGTCGCGCATAAGAGATATCGTAACTGAGCTTCACAAATGGATGTTTCAGCGACCTATATTCGTCCCCTCCTACGGTGGAAGTTACTTCGGTAGCGTGCTCTTCCGAAAAGCTTCCACCGTAATCAATAGCCACAGGAAGCCTTTCTTCAAGGAACTGAGCCATCAGCTATATCTCCCGGTCTGTTGGATTGCTCGGCTTATTTGTCGAGCTTGCTGGGCCGTGGCCTTCTTAGATTCGCTAGCGCTGGACATGCCATTGATATTGCTGTTCAGCGTCACGTTGTAGGTCGGGCCTGCTGGACGGGACAAGGCACTCGGCGCGCTTGCCGTTATTGATGGTGATGAATTAGCACTGAAACTGCCGCCGCGAATGGCTTCCAGCGTGTCTACGCCGATTCTTGATGTGGCTTTAGCATCGAATACGTATTCTCCTCGATGCACCGGCCCGGCAACCTCGTCTGCCGACCCATTGCCGGTGTACCCGCCGGCCTTGAAACCAACGCCGGAGATAGCTGCGATGTTTGCTGCCGTGGCAACTCCGGCCGATATGGCAAGTGCAACACCAACCGGATAAGGAGGCACCGCCAAGGCATTCTGAATTGCTGTAAACCCTGAAACAGTGGCTTGTGCAATGGCGGCGGCCTTACCAATGGCGCCAAGGTTCTTGTTCCCGGACTGGCTTAGAGACGTCATATTCCCGAAGAACTCGCCAGCGCTTGTGAGGACTGCTTGGTTCTTTGCCGTCTCGATCTTTGTCTGCGCCTCACGCCCCTGCTTGTTTATGTTGTTGACGCGATCGGTATACGTTTCCTCGTTAATAGCCTTCAGGTCGAGATAGTCTTTCTGCTTGTCTAGCTCGTTTTTCCTCCAGCGCTCTACCTTGCGCGACTCTTCGTTCAAGCGGCTAATTTCGCTGGTTGGCCCGCCGACTGAAGCGTCTAGGCCTGTCACGCTAGGGGCCTGACTAACACCCTCAACGGTTCCGGGCTTTTGGCCATACTTCAGGTTCACGTCCCTGATCTTCTGGAGGGTATCAAGCCGCTTCAGTGCCTCGACGTTGCCCTGCTTCTCGTACTCCAGACGCTGTTGAGCTTCGGCAAGCCCTGACTGCGCAGCGTTGGCTGCAAGTGCCTGCCCTGTAAGTTTAAGCAGCTCGATACGGTCCTTCTCCGCCTCTCTTACATTGTCTGCTGCTGCCTTCTGATCGCTGATCTGTTTCTCGATCGCGGCATTGCGTTTGAGCTGTGCGGTAATCAGGTCCTGATTGGCGAGTAACGACTTCTGATCGGCAGTGAGGGTTTTCTTCTCCTTGATGTCAGCAAGCTGTTGCTCCCACTTGATCAGCGCTTGAGCCTGGGTGCCAATCTTTTCAGCCCCAATCGCCTGTTTCTCGATCACAGCCGCTTGTTGAACAAGAACTGCATACTGTTCGCGCGCGGAATCAAGGGCCTTCATGCCGGCGTCTTCCGTGTACGCCTTGGCCTTTGCTGACTTCGGATCTTTATTGCGATCAGATATTCCCTTCGCAAGCTGGTCGTATGCGCCACCAGAGAAGTTCTTGCCGTCGTAGTCCACGCCAGCCAGTAGGTCCGATTTCTTGCCCGTTTTCTCGGCAGTTTCGTATAGGTCGAAAAACTGGGTCTTCAGATCCTTTAGCGCCTTTGTTCTTTTTGCCAAAGGGCTGATGTTATCCATCTGCCCATCAAGGTTTTTCTGAGTTTCAATGAGGCGCTGATTTGCTTTGTCGAGCTCTGATTGCTCTTTCGCCTGCTGCGATCCAAGCTTGATTTTGTTTTCGAGCGCGTCGGCCTCGCCCTGATACCCAGCAATGACTTCATCGCGGGACTTCAGTCCATTGCTGAAAAGCGATGGCACGGCTGAGGCAATGGGATTTTCTTTGATGAACTGGATTTGACGTCGGATGATCTCCAGTTTTTTCGTATCGTCAGGGAAAATCTCGCCACGAACCTCGGCGTACGCACGCTTGGTCGCTTCCTTGATGTCGTCCCAGTCGCGTTCGATCTCCGAAAGGGATTCCCTATAGCGCTTCAGTCGAGCCTGGGCATTTTGGTTTAGCGTCTCGCTGAGCGAGTCCAGCGCGCCCTGCGCATCGCCGTTATCCTCGATCGCCTTGATCGACTGATACTGTTCATAAGTGATGAGCCCGTACTGCTGGCTGATGCTTTCCGCCGCCGTGGTAGCCGAAGCCCCCATAGACGCGAAACCCTTTGCCACATCGGCGGCACCCTTGCCGGTAAATGAGGCGATAGCTGCTGACGCCTCTGTGAGGTTCAGCAATTGATCAGCACTTACTTTCCCGCTTTCGGCAAGAGCAAGCGCGGCGTCGCGCGATCCGCCAAAGTTACGAGTAACCTCTGCCGATTCGCGCGCGATTGCCTGAAGGCCTGATGCAGTGACGCCAGCGGCATTGTTGCCGGCGAAGAGAGCCTTGTTGAAGGCTGAGGCCTCCCGCTGACCGTCTATGTACGCGTAGACGATCGCCCCAATGGCCGCCGCAGCAATACCGGCCGGCACCGCGACCGCGGCCAAGCTTGATGCGGAAATCTTTGACTCTGCACCAAGCTGGGTGATTGCCCGGACGCCACTACCGATGTCGCCATTCGACAGGGCGTTGCCCAGCTGCATTACGTTTTCTTGCGCTTGTCGAGTGTTCAGGCCGAGGCGGGCCATGGCTGATGCGCCCTTGTCCGTTTCGGCATATTTCCCATCGATCTTCGCTAGAGCAGCATTGTATTGCTGCTGGCTGATTCTCCCGGAATCCAGCGCCTTGCCTAAGCTTTCGACCTGGCCGTCAAGCTTTGACAACTTAGCCTGAGCGGGGTCGATAGCCCCCAGCAGTGAGTTCAGGGCTTTCTGTTCATCCAGCGTAGACTTGACCAAAGAGACTTGATGCTTGTCTAGCTGGGCTGTGATCTTGGTAAATTCTGACTCGTTGTATGCGCCGACTTTTGTCAGCCTAGCCAGTGTTTCGCGCTGCTTTCCAAGCTCTTGCGTTGAGCGAGCGCCTTGGGCAAGGGTCTTTTCGAGGGCGTTAATTTCGCCCATCAAGCCGGTTGTCGATTTCTCTGCCCTGTCGCCCGCTGCGGTGAGCTTTTCTAAATCGGTGGTCGCCTTATCGGCACCAGTGGTGTCAACTCTGATGCCAAGCTCGGCGATGTTCATGTTTTCTCCAGGCGCAAAAAAACCGCCTCAGCGGATTCGTTATCAGTGAGTTATGAGCGGTCTTCTCTGCTTTCTGCCATCACTGTTAAAGCGGCAGATTCCATTGCTCGGACATCATCGAAGACTTTCGTTCGATCGCTAACCTTGATCCCGGACAGCCTCATGACAACAGGAAGCGACACGTAATCAAGGCCCGAAGCACCACCCGGCCCGCTACGCCACTGGGTCGTCATCGACTCAAAGACGCAGAAGCTGGGCCAGTTGTCCGGCCACACGTCACACTCTTCCTCGGGTATCTGGTCAAGGGTGAGCCCGAACGCGCCAACCTCGGCGGCTGTCGGACCGGGCTCGTAGAGCATCCGTGCAGCCGCTGTTAGTTTCCCAGACGGGCCTTCGTATAGGCGTCGCCGTAGCCCTGGACGATAGCGTCTGAAACGCCCATGCAGCTCCTTACCAGATCAGCAATCGACTCATCGCTGAACTCGTCTTCGAAACCCCAGCCGGTGACCAGATCCTTGATCTGCGCAACGCCATTTTCGATTTCGGCAGACGTCACCTCGGCGAGTGATGGCTCCTGATTCTTGAAGCGCTCGCGCAATGCTTCGGCCCGCGCGTTCCAATCGTCGTACAGGGCTGCCATCTGCTCGCGATCACGATGCTTGAAGGTGAACGGCACTTTGATAGGCTTGCCACCTACCTGCGGAATAGCCACCTCGACCGTAAAGGTGGCCTTCTGGGCAATTCTAAACTTTGGCATTGTCAGTCCTTACGCGGCAGCAACATAGCGGGCGATACGGCTGGTCAGCGAGATGGTGATCACTCGCGTCATCAGTGCGTTACGACCGAGTGTCGGCGTCGAGGTGATCGACACGAACGCGTTGTAGAGGATCGACGAGCCATCCGGCAGGTTCAAGCGCAGCACTCGGGCTTCCTTGTCCTCGTCAGCAGCCTCCACCACCGACACATAGGGCAGCAGAGGATCATCCGCTACGGTCAACGTCATGCTGATCGGGTTTTTGTTGGTTGGAATTTGCTTGTCTTCGTCGTCTTCCAGGAAGCCGACAGTGAGGAACTGCTGCTCGCCGCCAGTAGACGCGACTTCAGTGATCTGCGGGATCTGAACCCAGCTATCAACCGAACGCGCGCTGCCTGCTCCGGAACCAGTCGTGTATACCTGAGTGTTGGTGGTGTTCACGCCTTCCAGTGAGAAAGTACCAGTAGCCGCATCAATAACTCGTACGGCACGGTCATTCAGCCTCGACCAACCAGAGGCCATGACAACAACGTCGCCGTCATCAAAGTCGGATCCCGCAGCGGTCGCCACGGCAGGGTTCGCATTACTGATGGCGGTGACCAGCGCTAGCGCCGAATAGCTCGCTGCGATTTCCATGGTTGCGCCGTTGGGCAATTTGAAAGCCATGTTGATTTTCCTCTGTGCAGAAATGACAAAACCCGCTCGAGGCGGGTTCTGGTTTGCCCAACGGGCGGGTTAGTTTGGCGAATGGAAACTGCCGTTTATTAACGTTAAATGGTGCAACCTTCGTGGATCAGGCGCTTTCTTTCCAAATAGGCGAGATGCGCGGTCTTAGGGTCGTCAAAAATCCCGATGTATATGGATTTTCTGTCTTTCTGTATTTTCGCTACCCATCTCCCTTGGTGTGCATGTACGCCAAGATAGCCAGAGCTACCAAACTTTCTTGGAAGTCGAATATTTTGCACATTCACTCGGCCGACCACGTCCCTTAGGTTAACAATGCGGTTGTTTGTCCTGTCCCCATCGATGTGGTCGATTTCACCGCAGGGCCAATCGCCGTACGTGATAAGCCAGGCTACTCGATGAGCTAGGTAACGCTGCGAATCCAAGGCCACTCGGTGATACCCCTTGAGCCCGCCACCATTAACAAGAAAATCAGCCCTATCACCCACCTTGTGGCGTTGGGCGGTTCTAATTTTCCGTTTAAATATCCCAGTTAGTGGATCGTAATCAACAAGCTCATTAACGCGATGAAACGCTATAATCGGCTCGGCCATTAAAGACTCCATCCAGTCTGCTTGGTTAGGGCCGGACTGTGTTGGTAGCACGTTCCGGCTCAATCATTTTAGCATCTCCACTGTATCCCTATACAGTTAGATGGTGTCGGATCGATACCGGAACGATACCGGCACGGTGTAAGTGGCATCCTCTGGAATGCCTGGCCCTGGCTCTACGGGCGTGTAGACCATGACCGTGAGCGCGGCGCGTGACAGTCGAAGATTCAGCGGGTACAGCGAAGCGATCTGATCGGCAATCCCTTCAGCTTTGCCTGGGCCATTGCCAGACGGCGTGACGATACTCACTTGGAATATGCCGAGGTAAAGCCGATGAGCGCCTTCAAGGTCATCGCTGTCCGTTGCCGCTGGCAGCGTGTAGGCCTTCAGGTATGTCTCACCGGTGACGGGTGTGACCTTCACGCCCTCGTACGCAATACGCAGAGCAGGCACCTGTGCAGCAGCCCAAGCCTTTAAGCGGGCCTCGTAAAGCTGGCGGATAATGGCGTGGCTCATATCTGGTTATTCCTGATGGCTTCCTCGATGATCCGCTGGAAGCGCGCTAGCGTGATCCGCACCATGCCGCCCGGAGCCTGGTCGGAATGGCCGTATTCGAGCGGTATAGCGTATGGCAGGTTGTTTACGACAAAGAATGTGTGCCCAGCCTTAAGCAATATGGAGTCTGCTGCCAGTCGCGCACTTGCCTGACCTCCAGTCGGGTCCAGAGTAGAAAGCGTTCCCGCAGCAGGCGCATCAATGCTGAACTGCCAGTTTCCACGAAAGCGACCTGTATCTACCGGGGACATTCGGATGACGCTGTTGCCGATCTCAATAACCACTTCGCGGATGGTTGAGTCGATAGCTTGTTTCGATTTCTCCACGAACTCTGCAATGCTCAGGGCGAAGCTGCCTTGAGCGCCTGCATACTTGCTCACGACCTTACCTGCAGCTCATAGAGCAGTGGCGTGCCGGCCGGGTTGATCTCTTTGAGCGGGGGAATGATTGACCAGGTGCGACCTTGAGCTACGACCTTGCTCAGTAGTGTCGGGGCTGAGTCCAGACCTTTCGCAGCAATCTTTAGCTTCTTGTCGCCCTGCTGAATGAACGTGTTGGTCTGGAATTCCTGCCCTGTGAAGTCGAGCAAGATGCCTTGGGCGCTGCGCTCAACAACGGTATCCGGCGCAGTGGTGCTGCTGTCAGGGTCGTATTCGCCCGGCGTCACGTCGCGGATGGTGACTGGCTGGCCAAACTCGGTAATCAGGTCGAGAGCCATTGCGGCCATTTCATCGTAGAAGGCCACGGGCGTCTCCTTGAGTTATGCGCGGACGGCGAACAGTCCTCGCTTGAGCAGGTAATCGGCAAACTGGGTGCGGCTCGGTCGATCTGGAGCAGCTGGCATCAATCGGCTACTGGTGCTGCTGATCGATGAGTACTCGCGCGTCACAGCGCCTTCGACACGCTCCAGGGTGACCGCTCCTTTGCGCGAATCAACCGGGTCAATGTCGTCAGTGTGAATCTCGGCAGCAAGGGCCATCTGACCATACTGGATACGGGCTGGAATGTAGTTGGACGGCTTGATCTCTTTGTCGACGATCACGTCCTTGCGGGGCCAGGCCAAAGCCTGATCCGGGAATGTCCGGCATCCCTTCCAGTTCATGCCATCCATCGCCAAGGCGGCCCGGCGCAGCAATGCTTCCTGTGCCACCTCTTCCGCTGGAATGGTCAAGCCATAGCGTATGGCGTAGCTGACCAATTCCGCAGCGGTTGAGTAGCTGTCAGCATCTGCTTTGCCGGTGCCGTCCTCGATGATGAGCATGTGTTACTCCTTCGTCTTGCCTGCCTTGGTGACTTCGGTGTTTTTGCCGCCGCCATTGTTGCGCGCAGCGGTTTCATCCGATTCGGTTCGCACAGAATCAACGCCACCGGTTTCGCCAACCGTATCCGGGCCGACGGTGATGCTATCAGCCGAACCGCCAAACCCCCAGCGTGCTTTGACGTTAGGGTCGATATGCTTGTCTTGTTCAACAGCCATGATGTATCTCCCGAAAAAGGTCCGACCCCCATTGGGGGCCGGATAGCAATTACGCCGCTACGGTGGAAGTGATGAACGCCAGAGGAACCTGTTTGCGAGCAAACTTGCGGGTCCAGTTGGTCGCCAGCGCCAGGTCAGACCAGTTCGCCGAGATAGGGCGAGTGGTGGTCGGCGTGCCCGTGATGGTCACGCCATCGAAGGTGAAGCCCAATGGATGCACAACGAAGTTGCGACGAGTCCACAGGGTTTCAGCACCACCACCGTTGCCGCGATCCGGAGCACGATCGTATTCCAGGCCATCTTCACCAGCTGGCTGCTCTTCGGCGTAACCGATAGCGCCTGGGCCGAAGATCACCGACAGGTACTTGTTCGGAGTGCCCGCGATTACCGGCATGCTGTCGTCAACGACCACACGCATACCCTGGAAGCGACCGAATTCAGGAATCTGGTCAGCCAGCGGAGTGAAGTCGATCAGGTTGAGGATCTGCAATTCAGTTTGAACCGCCGAGTGCATTGCGATGACGCTCAGGCCGCCCAACTGGCCGGAGTAGTCACCCATGGTGGCCTTGGCGCGGATGATCGCCGCTGCGCTGATGGTGCCGCCGGCATCAACGACCATATCACCCTGAACGTGGTTAGCGTCAGTGGCGGACATGTTGTCGTTGTAGATACCGACTGTGGTAGCGATGGCGCGGCGCTGGGCCACTTTGCGCCAGTAGCTCAGCAGGCGACCAGCAACGAACTCAAGCGGATCCTGGTTGGTGATGTTCTTCACCAAGTTCATGCAGTTCCAGCCTTCGTTGAGGTACGCAGCGCGCGCCTGCATGAAGGCGGTGTGCACGGACAGTGGAACCGCAATGTCGGTGTACACGTCGTTCGAGTAGTTAGACTCGATCGATGCGTCCACGTCGACCCACCACGGAATGGTGAAGGTGTTCGATGGGCTAGCCAACAGCTGAGTCATGTCGCTGTTGGTGGTCAGGATGCCCGACTCGAAGAACGCAGTTCGCTCAACGCTGTTTACGCTGATGTAGTCCCGCAGTTCGTCGCGGAAGACGACATCGGAGAGAATGGTAGGCATTGCAGTGATTCCTTTACTTAGCCTCAGCAGCGGCCTTCAGGCGCGCATGCTCGGCGGGGTTGGTTCGGCGAAGCTCTACTCGCTCCATACCGGTAAGTTTGTCCCACGATTTCGCGGCCCCGCCGCCTTTGCCACCAGCGGCCCCGCCGCCAGTCGCCCTGCTTGCTGCAATCAGCGGCGCCAGAGCGGCATCGCTGAACAGTTGTTCTTTGAATTCTTCGACCGTCAGCGCTGATGGCCGACGATCTACGTCCAGCACGACTACCACCGGCTTGCCATCACGAAGTTCCATGGTCAGGCGCGGCTCGATCAGTTGCTGGAGGATTGCGGACGATCCCTGTACGGCCAATTCGCCTGCGAGACGCGCGGCAGTTGCGCCAACGGTCAGCGCGTGGACTTGGGCCTGCATCGATGTGAGTGCGCTGTCTTTCTCGGTGAGTGCCTTGGTGTGTTTCTCGTTCCAGCTGCGTTCCAAAGCTTCAGTGTCGCCGTTGCGCCGAGCAGAGTCTTCAGCGGCGATGCGCGCGGCCTCTTCAGCCTGCTCACGCTTAGTGCGCTCGTCTTTCTTCTCCCGCAGAAGCTCTTCCACTTTTGCTTTCAGGCCTGTGGTGTCTTCGGGAGGCGGCAAGCCTTCTACTGCGAGCACGTAGTTATCGCCCTGAGCCTTGTAAAAGGCTTGCAGGGATGGCTCCAAAGCGTCGAAGGCGGCCTTGTCGATCAGGTATTTCATTGGTTGTCCCCCTGGGACTGGTTTGCCGGCTCGGCCAGCGGATCAGATACCGGCGCGCTCGAACGCCAAAGGCTCCAGTTCTTTCATCTGGGCCAGGTTGAGCGGCTTGAAGTTTCGGTCGAGTTGCAGTTCGGAGAAGCGCTTTACGCTCAATCCGCCATTACGAAAGAGGTTTGCTCGGGCTTTGCCAATAGCCTGATCCTGGAACGAGGCAGGCTGCTGCTGTAGCCACTGGTAGTAATCAAGGTCAGCGCTGACCTGCCCCGGACCGTCGGCACCCTTTGATGCGCGCGTGGAGCCTTGAGCGAATAGTTCGCTCAAGCGAGTTACCATCACGAAGGTGGTTCGGCAGTTTGGGTGAAATGGAGGGCGCGGCCCGGAATCAACCGGGAACGTCTTTCCATCCATCGACCTGCAAATCTGGCTTGTCTTACTATCCAGGGTCGCTACCAATTCGATCTTGCTCACCACATCCGTATTGGCCTTAGCCGTCTCCATCCGCGCCTGACTGGCGACGTGCTGGATGGATGTGCGCACCACCGTTGTGGCGTTGCGATCGGTGACAGCAAGTATGCCATCCGAGAACTTCAAAGCCTTGGTGCCGCGAATGTTCTGGATAATCTGGAAATTCGTTTGCCCCTCGAAGAAGCCTTGGCGAATAGCCCCAACAACACGCGATCGCTCTGCGGCGGTCCAGTCCTTAATGAATGGCTTGAGCAGCTTCCCCCCATCAGGGCCGCGAATGCTCAGTGGGTTGCCCAGTACTGCAGAGCGGATAGCAGACACTGTCGGAGTGACTGCCTCGAAGCTGACACCGATAGGTGCCGCCTTACCCAGGCTTGTAGCCTCGAACTGAGCCTCATAGTTGGCAAGGTCGATAAGGTCAAGATTAAGCTGGTCGCTGTATCGGGTGAAGATCGCTAACAGAAGGCTATCGACCTCATCCAGCAGCTTTTGGAGTCGCTTAACAGTGAAGTCCGAGAGGTCGGACTTGGTCAGCCTGTCGCGCACTGACCGGTCGATCTCTTTCAGAAAGGGAGCAAATTTCGCAACCTCCCCCGCTTTCAGGCGCTCAAGGAACACGGCATGGCGAATGGTGGCATCAAGTAGCGCTTGGTTGGCCGCCATTGTCATCGCCCTCATCGTCCAAGCCTAAGCCTGCAGTACTTGATTCCAGTTCGCCGCGGATTTCGTCATCGCTCTTCTCAGGGTTTATAACGCCGCGATCACGCATGTACTGCCAGAAGTCGGTCGCAGGCAGTCTCCCACCCTGAACCGCATTGAACAGCGCCGAAAGGATCGTTGCGTCGAGCGTGACCTGCGTGAAGTCCTGATTGAGCTTGTATTCGATCTTGCCGTTGATGCGCATGAACATCGCCATCCACAGCAGGCACTGCGTGTACGCCTCGCTGACATTGCTCACCACAAGAGACAAGACGCTATGCTCTGCGGCTGACTCGTTGCTGGCCTGAGTGGCAGTCTTCACTGCGCTGCCCGCTTCAATGAGGCGAGCACCTAGGGCAACCATCTGCGCCTCTTTGGCGTCCATGGCCTCCTTGGCGAGCGTGTTCGGTTGCGCCTGCATCATCCCGCAGGCACCACCCGTCGGCAGCAGCCAGGGGGCGCGTGATCCGAGATAAATGCCGTTTTCTTCGAGGTGGTCACGCCATTGCTCGTCGAGGCCAGACATCCACGGTTGAGGCTGGCCCACTAGATAGCTGGCTTCCTCGTAATCCGCGCTGTTCCGGTAATGCCCGATATTGATCTCGGCCATGTCGTACAGAGGCGAATCGTCAATGCTCGAATCGTTATTCTCGCTGCCGACGAACATGAAAGGGATGATGCGCCAAGGCTTGCCCGACCCGTCCAGCGGCGTGTGAATCTCGGTCGCTGCGGTGAAGCCGTCGGCCTCGATCCACAGCTCTTGCTGATAGATGCCTTCATCCGTCAGGCGCAGAACGCGGTACTGATCCTTTGGCTCACTGCCGAACCCATCTTCAGTCTCTTGGTCAACCTGCTCCTTGAGCACAACTAGGCTCAGAAGGTACTGCCCGCCAACACGACGCGTCTTCCAGTTGATGATGCATTCAGCTGTATAACTGGCAATGGTCGGACGAATGCCTGACGCGGCACTGTCGGCAACACTGATCGCGCCAGGCTCAACAGATGGGTAATCCACCAGCAGGCCATGCCTACCGACCTCCATCAGATTGCCGATGACCGACTGCGACTGCTGATAGATGCTGACGCCCTGCCCGTCCACGTCCTTGTTCACGTAGTTCAATGCTGTTGGCACTGTGAGCGCTGGCCAGGTGCGAAACACTGCTCCGACCAGACTGCTCTTGGTGAACCCTGTTGCTCCGTAGAACACAGCACGGGCGAGATAGGCAATGTAGCGTTCTTTGTTCTCGTTGCTCTCATCCTGGGCATTGGGCCGAGGAAGGTAGAGCGATTTGCCCTTCTTGATGGTTTCCGAGCCCTTGCACACGTCGCGCACCAGCCTCCAGCGGGACTGTGCCGCTTTGTATTCCGGGCGGGTGAATTCAACGTTGGCCATTAGCGTGCGAATCCCATTTTGATAGATGTGACCGGTTTGCGACTGCTCTTCGCAACTGCGAAGTACCTGAAACCGTCGGATCCGTGAGAGGTCCAGTCGTGAAGTGGCTTGTCTTTCCAGCAGCCGCGCTTGTCATCCCATTCCTTGCGATAGCCCTCAAGGCAGTTGATGCCCTTCTCGCACTTGGCTTCATCGAAGACGCACAGGGGAAGAATCTCGCGAACCTGCTCGATGCCGTCGTTGATGCCGATCTTTGGCACCACCTGGAAGGTCATCTTGTAAGTCTGTCCGTCGATCTCGTAACCCTCTCGGGCCAGCTCTCGCCGGGTCTTTGCATCGCTACCGAACTCGCGGTTATCAATGTCGTGCGGCCCCCAGTGCTCGGAATACGTGTATCCACGATCCTTGAGCACCTTCATGTAATGGCGCAGACCTTCGCCGCTGTTCTCGTAGTAATCGATGACGTGGTACTGCTCACCAACCTTGCGCACGAACCAGATAGCCGTTGAGTCACCCACGCCGATGTCCCAGAAGGTCATCACTGGGAGGTGACTGTTATTCGGTATCTCGCCAATTCGTCTGGCGGTGTACAGCTTCATGAACTGCTGGGCGTAGTACGCACCTTCGATCGACTGCTGGAACGCCTCGGCAGGAATCGACGGGTATTCGCGCTTCATGTCGTCGCCAAGGGTCTTTTCCTTGGCTGCGTACCATGCGCGCTGGCCTGGGTTCGTGACGATCCCGTGCTTTGCAGCCAGGTCGCTGAAATAATCAGTCAGACGGTCAGGGATGATCGCGGTAGAGGCATCAAGCCAATACGCCGCGTTCTTCCACCAACTGAAGAAGAAGAACTTCCAGTCCAGCAGCCCCAGGGGCGTACCAGAAAGCATTTGTTTCTCGGCACTCTGCGAGTAGTCGAAGAAGTACCCGGCCCGACCTTCAGCCGTCGATTCGATGGTGACGAAGCAGTCAGTGGCCACAGCCTCAAACGCACCGGTTACGATCTCTCTCGCCTTGTGAGGAAACTTGGCACAGATCTTCCCGAACTCGGATACGTGCAGATAACGCAGGGTGCCGCCCCGAAAGGATGTGGATACGTACAGCGATCCACCTTTGCTGAAAACCAGCTCACCAGCTGCATCGTTCGACGCAGGGTTGGCGGCGCGTATCTCGACGGGCAAATTGTCGTAGGCGAACTTCACCTTCTCCCGGAACAGGCGCTTGGCGTCGCTCAGGGTGTGAGCGATCAGGGCGCACTTGGCTGACTCGAACAGTGCGGCGTCCAGCTGGATGATGCAGCACTCAGTCGTGAACCCAAGCTGGCGAGCTTTGAGGATGATGTTGCGAGTGTGCATCCCCTCGAAGTATTCAATCTGCTCATCCGTCATCCGGAAGCGGACTTTCTTGCCCTGCTTGTCGGTGATGAAGTACAGGTTGTTCAGGCGCCAACGCTTATCCCGGAGCAGCTTCAAGTGCTCGGGCTTCATGTCAGGCGTCCTTCGATAGATCGTCCATCAGCTTGGATAATTCGTCGGCATCATTGCCGCCAGTCTTGCTGTCGAGGTCATAGGCTTGGCGCTCAAGCAGGACAAGAGTCTTCAATGTCTCCGCCAGCTCTTTCATGGTCTTGGTGCGAGAAGGTAGCGCGCCCATCTTCTGAGCCAACGCGAGCACGTCAGACATCGCCTCGCCGTCATCGCTGTCGCCATCCTTGAGCTGAGCAATCAACTCTTTGATGGTGCCTTGCTCGTCGGTCAGCGACTCAAGCTCATCCAGCAGCTTGTTAGCCAGTCTGCGGGAGCGACCAATGTCACTACGGTGAGCCATCCTGATGTCAGCGATGACCTCGGCATTGGCTTCAACGATTCCGCGTTCGGTTGCCAGTGTTTCCGTGGAAACCTTTGTGGAAACCTCACGTTTGGAAACCAGCGAATCAGCTTTGGCCTTGATCTTGGCGTTGAGGTCACGGTCCCAGCCTTCAGCCTTGGACCGCTTGTTGATTGCTGTGTGGGAGACACCACATGCTGCGGCTATCTCTCTGACGGAAAGCAGACCAGCCCGGAAGAGCTGTTCAATGCGCTCCCAGTCGGGTTGCTTGGTTGTCATGTCTTACTCCACAGTGCAGCCAGGCCAGATCGACCTAGCAAACTCCAGCGCCGAAACGTGGTCGCGGTCTTCCGGCATGATCATGGGAAAGGGCTTGTATCCAGGTGCGGTGACGACCCAGGACTTCTTCATGGATCACCTCGCGCCACGTTTGTAGATACGCCGTTTTGTGGCGCGGACTATTTGATGTATCGCACCAGGTGCCTTGGCAGCATGGTCGCGACATTCCCTCGGGCGTATCCCACGAAGAACAGAACGCACAGCATCACAAGGGTGAGCGGCGGCTGAACGATGGATGAGAACGAGGTGAAGTTGTAAGCGATTCGGTATGCCTCGGCCGCATTGGCGCCGGCGAATATCCCTGCAACCGTGCCGACTGTTCTGCGGTGGTTGCTC